CTTCTAAAGTAAGCCCTAATTTGCTTCCAGCTTTAGCCACAAACATGTGTGGAGCAGTCAAAACCTGTGGCTCACCGTCTGTGTCTATGACTTTAAGGCTACCTTTGAGCAACACATTCATGTGCTCAGAAACATGCTCTAAGCCCACCACAAGTGTTCCTTTAGGATAGTGAGCTTCACGAATGTAAAGCCCACCCCCAAACCTGTGGATAGTAGAAATCTCTTGCTGTTCTTCTTCAAGTAAGGCTTTACCCAAAGCCATCTTGCCCTCAGTAGTCCGAAGGTTAAACGAGCTTACAACTTCTACAACATCATTCAAGGTTATCTCCTGTAACGTCCACCGCCTACTTGCTGCTCTTGATCCATCTCTCCAATTCGGAAGTCAATTTCAGCTGCATCCAAACGTAAAGGACAGTCACTAGTAACAAGAAACTCCCAAGCCCTACGACGGTCAGAGCCACCCATATAAATTTGAGCACGAGGGGCATTGAGATCAATTGCTCTGTAGTTTGACCAAGTGTTGTAGTCGCTACCTGAGTGACGTACTTGCATGATCCCCGGAGTCTTGTCTCCAATAATTTCTAATCGACCATAGAACTTACGTTTAGTTGTTCCGTTATCTACAATGTCTGTAATAGTACGACAGTAGATAGGTTGACCATTATCTTGATAAGTATCTACATCAAACTTGTACAGAGTAGCAGTGTCGTCATCTAAGACGTAAGGCACACCGTTAGACTGAGCATAGTAAGTAGGACGGAAGTAAGACTCTTGATATGTACCGGGATTAGGTTGGTCATTACTTTGAACAGAATACTGAGTCCATGTGTACCACATCTTTTCGTTAATGTCGTACACCAACGTTTGGTTAGTGTTCTTCAGTGTCAAGATATACAGAGTGTGTCCACTTACTGTATAACAGTAAGCACTAACATCAGATAAACCATCAGCCTCAAGATGTCGATCAACGCTAGGTGTAGATATACGAACAGGAGATACACCGTCCATAATGTACACAGAACGACCATAAGTCTTACTAGTACCTACCCAAAGCACAGTGTTACTAGTAGCAACAATAGAGTCACCACTAGCACAACCAATCTCAGCGGTATAGCTTTGAGCTAAAGCTAAAGGTGAACCAGTAGGATTAGCAGCATCGTAAAAGAATTGTGTGCTTACAGAACCAAAAGCTATGAGATAGTTTAAGTGTTTACAGATACCAACTAGGTTATCTGTAGTCTGCTCAAACGTAACGTAGTCAAGAGCACTCCAAGTTGTTGGGTCACCAACAGCACAGTTGTAAATACGATTGTTACTAGTACCAAGAAAGATGTAATTGTCTAGATACACAACACCAGCTACATACGGAGAAGTGGGCAATGTAGTTATAGAAACAGAATTACCAGACTGATCGTATAAGTATCCGTCTACTGTGTTGTGGAAAAATACATACGTATCTAAGAACGTATTAACAAAATAACTAGCACTAGTTGACGTAGATGTAGTGCCTAAAGTTGTTACAGCAAACGAACTGCTAGGATCTATTTGATACAAAGTGTTATCAATAACAGCAAGTAGCTTGTTGTTAAATGCTTGTAGACCTTGGCTGTCTTTGTAATCAGGTGGTAGAACTGATGTTATTTGAGCAACAGACACTAAGCCCGGACGTTTAATAAACTCCCGCTTTTGATCTCTTGTTTCAAAGTAACAATTAGAAGAGTACGAGTCTTTAGCAAACGTGCCATCACGAGACTCGATAGGCTGTGTTAACGGGATGCGTTCGGTAGCCATGATTATCGTGCGTAAGAGTTGTTGCTAGTAGAACGGAAATCAGGTTGGAAGAATGTGCTAGATGCTTCAACATCCCAATCAACAAGCTGTGATTTGTACGTATTAGCTCGTTGAGCAATCTCTTGTCTAGCGTTCATAGGAACACCGTACTCAAGAGCCAACTGATCAGCAAGGTTCCACATCAGACAGTTTAACCACTCATTAGGAAAGTCTGGCATGTCTGTAGCTTTGTTGATGTCGTTCAACGGCATCTGACACACTACATGCAGTTCTAAGTTACCTGCTGAGTAAGCGTCTGGTGTAAGGTAGACATACAACAAACCATTTAGCTGCTTCACATCATAGAAGATTGTGTTGGCTACACCAGTAGAAAACTTAGAACCAAGAGTGTTGTACTCTTGTTTAGACACAAGCATTACAGGCACGTCAATAGCAGGATCAACTTGAGTGTTACGGTAGAAGCCTTGAATAGCTTTAAGAGGTTTGTCAGTAATAGCTGTTGTAGGAGTTAAGCTGTCATACATCAAATCAGAACCAGATCCACCTAACACATACATTGTTTTGTTAGCTGTAAGAGGAATAATTAGTTCAGAGTTTTTCCACAACTTAAGACCATCAATGTTAAATTGTTTGATCATTAAGTTAAGAACCATTGAAGCATCAGCTACAGCGTTAGAGTCGGGGGTGTCTCCAATTTCAAGCACACCCAACTTACGCAGAGCTAGTGTAATGATTTGATCACGGGTGATAGAGTAATTTGAAGACATGTTTAAATCTTTAAATATTTAAAGCAGATTTAATTTGATCAGGCGTTGTTGCTGCATCAATTTGTGTTTGAATACCAGCATACTTCTCACGGATAAGTTGTCGCTGTGCTTCTGCACCTTCCATCTGACCGGGAATTTGTTTGGCAATAGCATCGTCAAAAGGCGCAAATTCTTCAGCACGTTTTTCACGACGGATGTTGTGACCAATAGCTTTTGCTTTATCAATGTTGATTACGATCATGTTTGATACTCCCATGCGTTACGGAATGTGCGATCTGTAGGCACATCAGTAGTGGCAATAATTTTGAACTCCTTGCCAGCAGGCACATCTTTGGCAGCGACTTCTTCAATTGTCATTGTTTCTAATGCTTCTGGTGATGGAACAACAATAGACACACCACCATTGTCGTTTGGATAAATAATTCGTTGGGGCATTTTAATTTTCCTAATTAACTAACAAAAACGGCACAGACAACATCTGGGTCATACGCCGCACTAGATGAACGAGTAAAGAAGTGACAAGAGCCTGAAGCAAAAGAATATCCAGTACCGCCCGTTAAGGCTTGAGCGCCAGAGTTTCCACTTTGGAAGATTGCGCCAGTTATACAATAGTACTGGTCTGGCATTGAATTTGTAAAGTTAACAGTGAAGTTACCTGTGCCGTTGTCTGTGATGCTTGAGACATTTGCACTTGCGTTAATTGTAGGAGTACCACCGGGAGTGCCAAAGTTTACCCAAGCACGACAACCGTAAGCAGTAGCCGAAGATCCATAACCACTGTTAAACTGAAGAGTGCCTACAGTGATGTTGGGGGTTCCTGTCAAACCTCCTGAAGTCCCAGTTGTATTTTGATTTAATGTTGGTACATCTGCGGCTTGGATTGTGGACATAACCACATTAGTCCCGTTACCTCGTAAGTATGATCCACTAGTAACAGCACCAGCAAAAGAGTTCATAGCGGCTTGTGCTGTTGTTTGACCAGTACCTCCACCAGCAATAGGTAAACCTGTTGCATTAGTTAACACAATAGACGCTGGAGTGCCATAAGCATTACTGCCGCTAAAAGTGTTGTTGCCACTAAAAGTGTTTGCCTCATCAAGCTTTGGAAAATTGTTAAGACTAGCCGCAACCAAACGAAGCTCACACTTGTCACCAGAGTTCCAAGAAACAGCACTAGTGTTGTCTTGTCCACGAACAATAGTGAATGTGTCAGTACTACGGGCAGTAACTTTAACAATCTCTACTGTTCCTGAAACGTTAGCTAAGGTACAGTAAAAATATTGTGAACCAGAAAGACTGGGAAACAAAGCTCCTGTTCCAGTAGCTACTGTCAAAGATGTGGCTACGTTAGTAATACCACTAGCTAATGTGGTAGCAGCGTTATTGGTAAAAGACATGTTAGCCATATATTTTTATCCTATGGGTTTCGAGTTAATCGAGGAAGCATCTAGCTCTTGTTTAGATGTGCTGTACAGAATTACTTTAAGACTTAGACTTGAAGAAGATCCTAAAGTAGCTACACCCAAATCTGTTGTAAAGTTTATAGGAATAAACTGGTCTTGTGACTCAGATCTAACCCAAGGTGGTTTCATAAGATCTGCAACACCTTTTACAAAATCTTGAGGCTGTCTAGGTTCCCAATCTCCCTCACAGGTCATTAAGTTATCCCACCTCATACGAAGACTAGAAGCAGGAAATTGCCTGCCACAGGCATCGCAAATGGCTAACCAGTCGCCGTTATTGTAATTGGGTTTATAAGACATTACTGCACATCTTCAGGGTCTGTAACAGGCAAATCTCCAACAGCCACTAGTGTGTTACTAGCAGATGTTGTGATGGTCATTACCAAACGATACGTAACTCCAGCTGTACCATTGTGTACTCGTTGATACACCTTTGTTCCAGAGATAGTAGCTGAACCAGAAAGAAGACTAGACGGACTAGCGTCTGTGCCGTCTATAACTAAAGCAGAACAACTAGCTGTAGAGATAGTCTCTCCTGTAGCTAACATTTGGCTAAAGTCAAAAGACAAAGGTTTGTCTTCAGTGGTAAATTTATAAGAAAAAGCTTCAGGCATCTAGTTCATCCTGTTCTGTAGCAGTGACGTTGGTTTTACGTGGACTAACTAGAATGCTAGTGAAAGTAGCAATCTTTCGGACAGCAGTAATTCTTGCAGGAAGAAGTAGGGTGTCCTTTATAGCCACAGTAAGTTTAAATACGTAGGCTACGACAACATTATAGACAGTAACAGTCTTGGTTAAAAGCACTTTTATTTGTCTACTAACAACCACATTAGACACGACAAATACGTTTTTAGCTATAGCCCTTTTAGTTAATACAGTACTAGTAACTGCTACTAAAAGCAGCACAGTTCTAAAGATTGCTGTAGTCAAAGCTGTACTAGTAGCTTGTGAGGCGGCTAGTATTTTGTAATAAAACTTAGCAGTAACTATGGTTACAGTGGTTGTAGATGTAGCTGTCTTAGCAATAGCCGCAGCTTTTATTACTAAGCTAGTAGAGGTTGCCTGAACTAATAAGCTTTTAAAGTACCCGAAATAGACACTAGAAGTTGATACAACTGCTATAGAAGAAATACTTTTTGCTACATTTTTTAGAGCAGACGTTGTAGCTGTACTCGTTGCAGTAAAAGCGTGAGTAGCAGCTTTAACTACAGACGAACTAGAAGAATTAGATGCAGCAACAATTTTGCCTACAGATACAAGTTTAGAAGCTGTACTGCTGACTGTTGTTGCAAACGATCTGGGGATCAGCTTGATTACGTAAGCTGTAGTAGTGCCTACGCTAGTTAAAGAAGTCGTGATAACTTTAACTACGGTTGAAGAAGTACTAGGCGTAGCTAACAAGTTCTTAGCTACAGCCAATACTTCTGCAACAGTACTAGTGCTTAGCGCACTACGAATAGCAGAAGCAGCTTTAGATACGATAGACGTAGACGTACTAGTAGCGGAGACTGTTTGAGTATATTGAACACTACTACTAACAGCTCCGTTTAGTACGGCAGCGTCAATCGCAAAAGAGTTTAGAGACATGTCTTACTGTCCCTAACTACTCATTAACTAAACTGACACTTGATAGTGAACTGAATCGAATCACCAGAGCTTAAGTTGATTGTTGAAAAGTCGCATTGGTGATAGCCAAAGAACCACCAGCAGTCATAGTACCGACAACTTGATAGGTGTCGTTAGTGACCGAAGTAGTTTGTTGGGTACTAGTACCAGAAGTACGAGTACCAGTTTCAGTAAACAAAGTCGTGTCAGTAGCAGCAGCAGTACCAGCACCAGTACCCCAAGCCACATACACTGGCTCAGTACCAGAGCCTTTGATACGGCTAGTGACGATTGCTTTACCGGCGTTTACGAGGAGTGTAGCCATGATTTGATTCTCCAAAGAATACGTTTGATTGGGTTCTTATGCCAGTAGCTCACAACACCTAGATGTTCAACAGTACCGTCAGCACGAGTGATGACAACACTGATTTGAGTCTCTTTGGCGTTAGAAGGAACAATGATTTGGGACATAAGTTTATTTGTCTTGCTTGTTATCTAGTTTGTCAAAGATCTGTCGAACCATGTCTTTGAGTTCTTTGACATCTGCTCTGTAATCTTCTTTGTGAACATACTCTTTAGGAAGTTCTTCCTTTAGAGCAGTAATAGCATCCTCAGCTCGCTGAAGACGCTGCATCACTTGGTAGAAAACAAACATGGCTAGAAACCCCGCTATAGAGACAACAAGATTAAATAGTTGTTGATTATCCATAGCGGAGACTCTTAGAGGTCAGGACCTTGCTTAACGCATTCCAAGATGATAGAGAACACCTGTGTACCAGATGTGTACCCTGTAGTCTTGATTAACACGTCACCAGTTTTACCTGCACCAGCGTTGTTAACTAAGCCACCAAAGTTCCAAAATGACATACGACCACGACCAGCAAGAGGCAAGATGATGACATCGCTAGTAGCGTCCCACCATAGTTGCACTTCAAGCTGATCGCTAACCGAGTAGTCAATGTGGTCAATACGAACTTGCGTAGGTGTTGGACCTTTACCACCTTGGTTGCTAGAAGCCATACTAATAAAAGTGTTCAAGCTGTAATCAGAAGTGTCAAGCACTCCCGCAGCCTTCACAATAATATTGCGTGGCCCTTCTTCAAGGGTTTGAAATGTTACGGAGTTAGTCATGTGACTCTCCTAATTAACGTGAGGTTTCTTGAGCAGCCAACACGTAGTCAACAGACAAAGTATCAGTAGCAGTGGGAACCACGTTAAAGGCTACGTTCAACAAAGCATTAGTCAGAGTAGTGGCAGAAGCACCAATTGTAGGAGCTGCAACACGAGCAACCATTGCATCAGAAGAGTACACAATCAAATCTGTACCATCATAGTAGAAGCCCACA